AGTTGAAAAGAAACAGACACTCAAACTTGGTGTTTTCAGTGCCATATACAGAGTAATTAAATGTACAAGTCAATTCAATGGCGGAAGATTTATACAAAATTTAAGTCTTGTTGCACCTTCGTCGATGACATTAGGACAAAAAACAAAATCGACTTCGACAGCAACACAAAAGGAAGTGAAAGGTCAAGGTAGTAGAGGAAAAACCGGGGATAAGAGTAAACAATGAAATTAGATAAAAGGCGATCACTCAACAAAGGCATAGAAAAAAATGCAGGACCCTACGAGGCAAAGGTTATAAATGTCTTAGATCCTGTGTACAGTGGTTCTATCGAGGTTGAATTATTGCGAAGCACAGATTCTGGTGCAGACGAATCTACAGGACAAAGAGTTGTGTGTAGATATCTTCATCCATTCTATGGTACAACCCACGTTCGGGGTCTCACAAAGAACGATGGATATGCTGACAGTCAACAAAGTTATGGTATGTGGTTCGTTCCACCCGATATTGGCAACAGAGTATTAGTGATGTTTGTAGAAGGTAATATCAACAGAGCCTTTTGGATTGGTTGTGTGCAACAGGCTACAATGAATTTTATGTTGCCAGATGGAAGACCTGCAACCACTATCACTGACACAGAAGATACATCTTTAATTGGAAAAAAATTACCTGTTGGTGAACACAATAAATTAAGGAATAGCGAAACCACAGTTACCAGTCCCCTTAATATTAAAAAACCAATCAATATTTTATTCAAAGCAGTTTTGGATACGCAAGGCTTGACTGCTGACGAAACAAGAGGATTGACCACATCTAGTGCAAGAAGAGAAGTGCCCAGTTCTGTGTTTGGAATTAGCACACCAGGACCTGTAGATAAAAGTGTTGTGGCAGGAGAATTTGCCACATCAAGACTCGGCGGTACTTCAATTGTTATGGATGATGGTGATGACAAATTTATTAGAAAAACAAAAGCAAGTGCTGGAAAATTTGAATATGTAAATGTTGAAGGCGCAGAAACTTCAGATGGTGATGCATCAGTACCACACAATGAATTATTTAGAATTAGAACACGTACAGGACACCAAATACTTTTACACAATTCAGAAGATTTAGTTTATGTTGCAAACGCAAATGGATCTGCGTGGATAGAAATGACCTCAAGTGGTAAGATTGACATATTTGCAAACGACAGTGTAAGTGTCCACAGTAAGGGTGATTTTAATTTTAAAACAGATAGGGATTTTAATCTTGAAGCGAATAGAAATATTAATTTAAAAGCAAACACAATTAACACAGAAGTTACAACAGAAAATTTAAAAGTGACTGGTACACAGACTAACCAGATAGGTGCGACACAAAATACAACTGTAGGTGCTACATCTAATCTTTATGCTGGTGCAAACGTAAACATTGATGTTGGTGGACTTGTGAATATTGCCAACGGTGTGTTTTCCGGAGCACCGGTTACAGATTTATCTGTGTTCACTAATCCAGGTGAAACAACAGATTCTATAATGAAACGTATTCCACAGCATGAACCTTGGACACATCACGAAAACTATGATCCAATAGCGGTGGCGGTGGACAAAACAGACAGGAGTGTGACCGATCAGATTGTTGTAGCAGATCCAGTAAACATTCCAGACACATTTAAAAATGCAAGGACTTAAGGAGCGTAAATAGTAGTATGTCAGAGAAAAAGTTATATAAAGATGTTACAGTAAGCAAAGGATCTTTGCCCACAGCCACTCCCACACAGAGAGCATACAGAGGCATAAGCACAGCCAATTCTGATAACCAAAAATTTGGCTTATATGATGTGGGACTTATAAAGCAAGACATCATCAATCATTTCCACATATCTCAGGGTGAAAAACTTGAGAATCCAACATTCGGCACTATAATCTGGGATATTATCCATGATCCAATGACTGAGGATTTAGAAGAAGCAATTAAACAAGATGTATTGAACATTATTAACCACGACCCAAGGGTGAGAGCAACTCAGGTCATTATCACACCCTTCGAAGCGGGTATACAGATTGAAGTTGATTTGCAATATCTAAAATATAATGTGTCAGAAAAACTTAGATTGACGTTTGATGAAAAGAATGGGTTAATAAATTAAATGCGTAGTTTACTTACACAAATAAATAATGGTATAAAAAGGAAAGTCAATGTCATCAACAGATAGATTAAACAGATTACTATTAGCAGAAGATTGGAAAAGAGTATACCAATCATACAAAAATGCAGAATTCCAAAGTTACGATTTCGATACTTTACGTAGAACAATGGTTCAATATCTACGTGACAACTATCCTGAAGATTTCAACGATTACATAGAGTCTTCAGAGTACCTTGCACTAATAGATTTAGTGGCTTTTCTTGGACAAAACATATCATACAGAATAGATTTAAATGCACGTGAGAATTTTTTAGAACTTGCAGATAGAAGAGATAGTGTTTTAAGACTTGCAAGACTTATTAGTTACAACGCAACAAGGAATCAAACTGCAAACGGTTTATTAAAATTAGTTGCTGTATCAACTACACAGAATATTGTAGATAGCAATAATTTAAATTTATCAGGACAAACTGTTACTTGGAACGATTCGGGTAATGCAAACTGGAATGAGCAATTTACAAAAGTTTTAAATGCGGCTTTGTCTGAAAATGAAAAATTTGGAAGTCCAATTAAAAGTGGAACTATAGATTCTATTCCTACTAATCAATATAGATTTAATTCTGCAAATTCAGATGTACCTGTGTATTCATTTACAAAAAATGTAGATGGATTAAATTTAGATTTCGATTTAGTATCAACAGGATTCAATGACAATGCAATAACAGAAGAAACTCCGACAGCAGGACTACCATTTAAAATTATCCACAGAGACGATGGAAAAGGCAGTGCAAGTAATAACACAGGATTCTTTGTGCATTTCAGACAAGGTGTTTTAGACCAAGGTGATTTTAATTTAGTTACTCCTTCAAATAATCAAACAGTTTCGGTTGATGCAAGTAATGTAAACAACACTGATGTTTGGTTGTGGGGATTAGATGGAGATGGTATTGAAACTAACCTTTGGACCAAAGTTGAATCAACATTAGGAAATAATGTAATTTACAATTCAACTGCAAAAAATATTAAAAACATTTACACTGTTCTTACAAAAAATAGAGATGCCATAGAATTAAAATTTGCTGATGGAACTTTCGGAAATTTACCTCAAGGCTCTTTTAGAGTATATTACAGAACAAGTGCAAATCGTTCAATAAGAATTACTCCAGAAGATATGCAAAATATTTCAATAGATATTGATTACACTTCTGCAAATGGTCAAACTGAAACAATGACGTTGACATTTGGATTGCAATACACAGTTGATAATGCAACAGGATCAGAAACAAGCGAAAACATAAAACAAAATGCTCCAGCAACTTATTACACACAGAACAGGATGATCACTGGTGAAGATTATAACGTTGCACCATTAGGTACAAATCAAGAGATAGTAAAAGTAAAAGCAACAAATAGAACATCTAGTGGAATATCAAGATATTTTGATTTAATTGATAGCACTGGAAAGTACAGCAATACAAATATTTTTGGAGCAGATGGTTCTATCTATAAAGAAGATACAGAAACTTTAGACAGTTTTAATTTTAGCACACAAACAGATGTGGAAGGCGTAATTGCAAATAAAATAGAACCGTTGTTAAGTGACAAAAAAACAAGAAACTATTATATTGAAAAATTTCCAAAAATTTTATTAACAGATTTAAATGCAACATGGAATCAAGTCACTTCGGCTACAAATTTATCTACTGGTAAGTTCACAAACAGTTCAACGGGAACGAACTATCAAGTAGGAACCTTTACAGCCAGTCAGATGAAATACATTGAACCTGGTGCAATGATTAAATTTGAAGCACCGACAGGTCAACATTTCATGGGTGACGACAATAACAAATTAATGAGCGGTAGTGCCGACCATCCTAATTCAAGAACTTATGTGTGGACTTCAGTTGTTAGTGTATTGAATGATGGAGTATCAAATTCAAGCACAGGAGATGGCGCAATACAATTAAATGATGTGATACCGACAAACGCAATAGCAACACAAATTTTACCTAAGTTTAGCAAACAATTAAGCGATGATGTAAAAACTTTAATGATTGACCAAGCATTTGCATACAATAATTTTGGATTGAGATATGATGTAGCAACTAGAAAATGGCAAGTAATTGACGAAAATAATCTAAATGTTTACGGTGTGTTCAGCACAGGAAAAACAGGTGACTTAACAAATCAACAATTAGACGCAAGTTGGATCATAAGATTTATAACTAACGGTTCCACATACACAGTTACTTCAAGAGGATTACGTTATGTGTTTGAAAGTAAAAAAGAAGTAAGATTCTTTTATGACAGTGCAGATAGAAACTTTAACGTGCAAACTGGAAAAACTTTACAGGACAAAATATCAGTTCTTGCAGTAAACACAAAACCAGACACAACTGCAAACTTTAATGTTGATATAAATTTTAGTGTTTCGACAGAATACAGAAACATAGAAGGTTATGTTGACAGTTCTAAAATTGAATTAAGTCAATACGACAGTGACCAAGATGGCATAGTGGATAATCCAGATGCTTTCAATCATGTTGTGGATCCATCAACAAATCCATTGACAAAATATGTATTCCAAAAATTAGTTACCGGAAGCACAGGCACAACAAGATATGACTATGTTGACGCCGCAACTGAAAAAATATATGTGAGACAAACAAGTGTTGGCACAATTGGTGACTACACTAACGGAGACATTGTGTATCTTGTAGACAGCGATTCTTTCAAACAAATTAATACCACTACAAACACAACATCAGATGTAACAAATTATATTGCTCATGTTGGTAGAGACAAAGTTAAATTTCAGTATGTACATACAGTTGATGGCAACACTAGATTGGATCCGAGTGCGTCGAACATCATCGATATGTACATCTTAACAAGAACATATGACACTGACTTTAGACTATGGTTAGATGGCACAAACGCAACAAAACCTTTGTTACCAAGCAGTGATTCACTTTTTACAAATTTTAATACTGCACTTGCTCCAATTAAATCAATAAGTGACACAATCATATATCATCCGGTAAAATATAAAGTATTGTTTGGATCGAATGCAGATTCAAGCCTACAGGCTACATTTAAGGTTGTAAAAAATCCAGATCAAGTCACTAACGATGCTGACATCAAGAGCAGAGTGATTGATGCAATGAACTTATTCTTTTCTTTGGACAACTGGGAGTTCGGCGACACTTTCTTCTTTACGGAATTAAGCACATTTGTGATGAATACACTTGCGCCGGATATTTCAACATTTGTAATTGTTCCTAATGCGGGATCACAGACATTTGGAAGTTTATATGAATTAAGAAGTGAAAATGATGAAATATTCATCAGTGGCGCTAAAGTCACAGACGTACAGATTATTGATGCCATAACTGCAAGTAACTTGAAAGCGTCAGGATCAATTGTAACAAGCACATCATCAGACACAGGATTGAGCGGCACATTGACACTAGGCAGTGCGTCATCATCTACGTCAACTTCAACAAGCACTAGTACAAGTACAAGTTCGGGTTCAGGATCATCAGGAGGCTCTAGTGGAGGAAGTGGATATTAATGGCATACGACAAAGATCAACAGGAATTTCCGTTACCAACTGGGTCGAATAATTCAGATAGAAAGTCAGCAGAATTTTTACCCAAGTATTTCCGTACTCCGGTAAACAATAAATTTCTACATAGCACGATAGATCAACTTATTTCCCAAGGTAAATTGGAAAAAATAAATGCCTACTATGGTAGGAAAGACACTCCAAACTATCAAGCGGGTGATCTGTATGTAAATGAAGTAAACAAGGATAGAGAAAATTACAAACTAGAACCAAGTATTGTACAAAAAGACAGTTTGGGAAACGTAAATTTTTATTCAGACTACATTGACTACTTCAGCCAAATTAAAAATTTGGGCGGCTCCGCCGATAATCATAGTAATCTCAACGCCCAGGAATATTACGCATGGTCTCCAAAAATTAATTGGGACAAATTTGTTAATTACAGAGAATACTTTTGGTTACCATACGGAGCAGATACAGTTACGGTTACAGGGCAACAAAGAAGTGTTGTCAGCACATACACAGTCACAAAATCAGATGCAGGTAACAACTATGCCTATGTGTTCACGCCAGACGGATTGACTTCCAATCCTACTTTAAAACTGTATCGGGGACAAACTTATAAATTTGAAATAAACACACAAGGTTTACCTTTTACAATTAAAAAAGAACGCAATCTTGATGACAGTTACAATTACAATGACGGGGTAAGTGGACAAAAAGTAGAAAAAGGAACAATCACTTTTGTAGTTGGAGATGATACACCAAACACATTATACTATGGTTCAAGCACAGA